TCTTCCTCTACCTACATAGCGAGCAGATCCCTGTTGTTTTGGTGGGAGGGGGAAGAGATAGAGACTATCAACATGATGGCTTCTCTCATTGGGCAGAGGAAGACCAAGAGGTGATGAGAGTGTTGAGTGGTGTTGAGAGTCATTGGCCGGAGACAAAAGAGGAAATACCTGAGCTTTTGGAGAAGGTTTTAACCAATCCGAGGCCAACTTATATTAATTTGAAGAGATAGGGTAGAATTGATATATGGCAAAAAGAGTAGGTGGACGACCACCAACGTTCACCAGTGTTGAAGAGATGCAAGAAAAAATCGATGAATACTTCGATTATTGTGATAATCGCACGAAAGATATTTTTATTCCTAAACTAGGCGACCATGTCACTATGAATGATCCAGAACCCTACACAATGTCTGGATTGGCTTACTTCCTTGGTATGTCCAGAAGAAGCCTTGTTGATTATGCTCATAAAGATAAGTTCTCAAAGATCGTTAAGAGAGCTAGAAGAAAAGTGGAATACGACATCGAAAGAAGAATGAATGACAAAAACACTTTTACACCGGGTCTTATCTTCAACGCCAAAAATAACTTTGGGTGGCAAGACAAGAGTGAGGTGGAGTTAACTGAAAAACCAAAATTTGTGGTAGATGAAAAATGATAACTCGATTAAGTTTTCTGAGTATGCTGGTTTTCAAGATAAGCAACTACTAGCTTGGAAAACACTACAAGAAGATAAATACAAATATCTTTTGTATGGTGGTGCTGCTGGTGGGGGTAAGTCTTATTTTTTGAGGTGGGCGGCGTTTGGATTAGGTCTTTATTTCTTCTGGAAGTATGATATTAGGGAGTTCACAATTGGCTTGTTTTGTGAGGATTACCCGACCTTAAAAGATAGACAAATCATCAAAATAAAAAAGGAGTTTCCACCAGAACTTGGCAAGTTGGTTGAGACAAGGGACGAGGGGTATATATTTCAAGCTGAGCCAGAGTATGGTGGTTTTAAGATATTGTTAAGAAACCTCGATGATCCAGCTAAGTATGCTTCAGTAGAGTTCGCCGCTATTTTTGTAGACGAGCTAACCAAGAACCCTGTGGAAACATTTGAAGATTTGAGGTTCAGGTTGAGATATCCAGGCATACCAATTCCTAAGTTTGTTGCTGGTACAAACCCTGGGTCAGTGGGTCATGGGTGGGTTAAGAAGTTGTGGATAGAGCCAGACCCAGAAAATCCAGACATGGAACAGGAAAAATTTGTGTATATACCCAGTAGGGCGTCTGATAATAAATTTATTGACTCCTCATATATCGATCAGCTCAAATCTCTTCCTGAGGCTAAAAGAAAAGCTTTCCTTGAAGGTTCTTGGGATATTTTCGCGGGACAATTCTTTACTGAGTGGGATAGAAATGCTCATGTAGTTAAACCATTTTCTCTCCCAGAAGAGTGGAACTGTTACGGTGCTATAGACCTTGGATGGAATAAGCCGTTTTCTATTGGTTGGTACGTTCAGACCCCAGACGACAGGACTTATCTAATTCACGAGCTCTATGGTAATGCTGACTGGTTTGAGCAGAAGTTCGGGTATAAGTTAACCCTTTCTAGGTTGGTTAAAATCATAAATTTAACCTCTGAAAAGCTGGGTAGAAATCCACAGTATTGGGTCGGAGATCCGGCGATTTGGAATAGGATTTTGAGGGAAGGAGAGATAAAAGCTGGCCAGGATGTGGAGGGTGAGTCTTACGCCGAGATAATGATAAATGCAGGACTAAAAAACTTGATAGCTGGTGATAATAATCGGGCTAATGGGTGGGCGAGGTATCGAGAAATGCTGTCTGCCGCTCCTGATGGAAAGCCGTGGTATCAGGTATTTGAGACATGCTATGATACAATCAGAACCATACCAAGTTTGGTGTATTCAACCGCTCCAAGCAAGGTGGAGGACTTAGACACAGATGGAGAGGATCACTGTGCAGACCGAGATCGTTACTTCTTTATGAGTCGTCCATCACCTTTATATGTCAAGAGAGAAAAAGCTAAAACAAAAATCCAAAGATATAGAGAAAGGCTCGCCAGCCAAAGAGAAGGGGATTATTCCGAAGTTTACTAGTGATCAGTTGGATGAAGCATTAAGAAAGGCAGAGGAACTCATGATGAGAGCCTTGTTACCAATCTTAGTGCTGGATGAAACCGCTGATAGTGTTTGGAACGGAAAACCATTGTATGGAGATAGAATTACCATTGGTATTTTTGGCAAAAATGACACGCCGCAGTTCAGAACTGCTTTGGAGTATGCGTGTAAGGGGTATAGGAAGACTAAAACCGGATACCTTGTATATCATCGCCTGGAAAAGAACCAACAAATAAAAATTCCAATTAGAATTAAGGTAATCAGAAAAAAATATCCATTTCTTGACTCTCACAGCTTGGATAGTAAGTTATTTGGTTACGAGTATTATTACCTACCCAATCCTTATGAGGATTATGTAAATTTTCAAGGAAAAATAGAATGATTGAAATAGTTCTTTTGTTGGTCATTTTTTCACTTGTTGGGCTAATTGGCTTTATGGATTACAACAACCGCAAGGAAAGAGCCAAGTTTCTCAACGCCTTAATGTCTAAAAACAATCAGGAGTTTGTTAACGCTGAGCTTACAGATAAGACAAAAATAGAGATTGATAAACCAGTTCCTCAAGATATTGTTCCACTAGAAAGTGTAACTGATGAGGAATTCATGAAAGCATTGTGATAATATAAGCTTGCGGAATAAAAAGATCCGTCGCCATTGCATAAGAAGGCAGTGATTAGCCTTCTTTTTTATGGCAATAAGACGAAATTTTAATACCAGTAGAATCAGCACGAGAGATAGTGGGCAGTTGGTTGAGGAGATGATGGCTTCGGCCAGAGATACGAGGTCTAAATTTGAGAGAAAGTGGTATGATAACAACTTTTTTGATGATGGATACCATTTTCGCTATCTTTCACGAGCTCAAAACAAGATTGTTGACGTTTCTAGCAAAATAGACTCTTGGAATCCAATCAGAGCAATTCCAAAAGCAAGTAGACAGATAAGAGGTGTGGCTAACCTATTAACTGCTAATGATTTTATCCCCATCGTTTATCCAGAGAAAGTAAACAGAGAAGCATTTGTTAAGACAATTGTTGATCCAACAAGTGGTCAACCAATCAAGCAGTTATCTCCCGAGTTTGAAATGGCTCAACAGGAGTCAAAGAGAGTGGCTAAGATGTCTGGTCACTGGTTGATGGAAGAGTTTAAGAATCAAGATATCGCCGAAAAGCTAGCGCAGATGATTTTACTTGCAGCTAAGCACAATGTTTCCTTTATGCAAATATGGCCTGACGCCAATGAAGAGAAGATAAAAACACAGGTTTATGACGCTTTTGATATTTATCTACTCGGGGATTTAGACAACCTACACGAACAGCCATTCGTTGGTAAAGGAGTGAAACGGATGATTGCTGAAATTAAAGCCAATGAGTTGTTTGATGAGGGGCAGAGAATGTTGATCAACCCAGATAACCGTTATGCTTCCAGTGAGATCAAAGAGGCTTATATGAATGCTCGCTATGGCAGGAGTGGCGCTAGTGATCGAAACGCAACGATTATTCTCAAGGAATTCTTCATTAGGGAGTATTTGGATGAATACAACTCAGAGAGGATTAGAAAGCAAAAAAACGCTGGTAACATTTTAGGATCAAGAAAAGCTGGAGACCCAGTTATTCGTCATGTATGGGTTGCTGGAAACATCTGGTTACGGGATGTTTATGAGGATCTGCCAACATATCCTTTTGTTGAATATCGCATGGAGCCTGGACCAATTTACTCAACACCATTGATTGAAAGGTTTATACCTGCCAATAAATCTCTCGACATTATCTCATCAAGAATTGAGCGTTACACCAACTCTTTTCCATTGGGTATCATGCTAAAAAGACAGGGTGAGCAGATTAATGTATCAAATATAGCTGGTGGACAACAAGTAGAATACAAGACCATTCCACCAAGTTTCGAACAGCAAGCACCTTTACCTAATCACGTATTTAACTACTTGAGCGTGTTAACTAACTTTATTGAAGAGCAGGGGGTAACTACCACCACTCTTGGCAAATTACCATCTGGTGTAAAGTCTGGCAAGGCAATTGAGAGCCTGAAGGAATCTGAATATTCCAATTTGGTTATAGCCCAGAGAAGATTAAGACAAACGGTGCAAGAGATTGCTTATCGGTTTATGGATTTAGCTGATCGGTTCTTTGTTACTCCTCAAACATACAGTTTACTTGAAAAGGGCGAGCCAACGTACTTTGATATTGTTGGAAAAACGGCTATTGATAAACGTAAGGAGATAAATGTCAACGATCTTCCAGATGGCGTGGTGCCAATCTCTAAGGAATATAAAGTAGAAATAGAGATACAGAGTGGTTTGGCATACACCAAAGAAGGTCAAAAGATTGCTGCAAAAGAGTTGGGTGACTACATGGTTCAGTTGTTACAAATTGGCGTGGTCACCCCAGAAGTATTCAAGGTGTTTATAGAGACATTCTTAGAAGCATACCAATTTGGTCCTGTATCAGAGTTTATGGAGGCTCTAAGTCAAGCTGGTGAGAGTGGTGGATTATCCGACCAGCAAATCCAAGCCGTTAAGATTGCTGTATTGGAAGTGCTAAAAGACGCGGGTGTGGTTGGTCCAGAGTTTGAACAAACGCTGGTTGATAGCACTAAAGTTGGTGTGGCTGAGGCTCTCAAAGACACTGGAATGTTAGATAGACAAAACAACGAAAGTACAACAACAAAACCACCTAGCCAGTCTCTTTCATTTAAAGACTTACCGCCGGAGGGTAAAGTTCAGATGGCTGCTAATGCTGGCATACAACTTGATCAAAACTCTCTTGAAGCGGAAGAACAGATCAAGCAAGCGACAGAACTGGCAAAAACAGCTATTAGAGATAAGGGAAAAGTTAGTGAGTAACATGAACGACGTAGAGAAGAAGAAAATGATTAGCGACAAAATTCGCAAACTTCTTAAAGAAGGGAAGTCTCGAGACCAAAGTATTGCTATTGCCTTATCCATGGCTAGGAAAGCCAAGAAGGACAAATAACAATTTATGTTATACTAGTCGTAGCTTGCTAACTAGGCAGGCCATAGTGACAATAAGAAGGTCACCCAGATAGGGTGGCCTATTTTTATATCAATTATCCCTTCCTAATGGGTGGGGGAGAAAGGAAAAAATGTCTGAGGATAAAACTCAAACAGAGGAGACACAAAAAATTAAAGTTGGCGAGGTAGAGTTCGAGCCAGAAGAACTACAAGAAGTTGTGGGTGCTGGTATGAGGCTCAAGGAGATTGAGGAAAAACAAGGCCAACCAGTTGATGACATCCTAAAATCTTGGGGTCGTCGAGGTGAAGAGATTGGCAACTATAAAAAACAAGTAGAGGAGTTAAATCAAAAACTCGAAGAGCTTAACAAACAACCGCCAGCGACTACTGCAGAGAGTGCTGAGTCAGAAGAGGAAGTTAAAAAGCAAGTTATCGCTGAAGCTAAGAAGTTTGGCCTGTTAACTAGAGAAGAGGCTAACGAGATGTTTGACCAGGTTTATCAAGAGAGGCGCAATGCTGAAAAATTAATCTCAAGAACCAGAAACGTTATTCGCAAGGCTAAAGCAGATGGAAAACCGGAAGTCGAGCTCGAGTCGTTACTGGAGTACATGGCTGATCCTAATAACCCAAGAGATCCGCAAAATGCTTACGAACAGATGTTTAAGAAAGAATTGAGAGAGCTTGAACTATCCAAACTGCAGTCAATCAAGAACCAGGGAATGACTACCGAAACTCAAACTGGTGAAAAAGAGCCAGAGAGACAGCCCATCCGCACTAAAGACGGATTGACTGACGCATTAAAAGAACACTTCGCCCAATCTGGGAATTAATAATTATTAAGCTAACGGAAAGGGGGTGAAAAATTAAATGGCTGCTCCTAATCAATTATCTTCATATAGTTACGCACTAAAAGAAGTTATTCTTCCTTACATCCAAGACAATTTCCCCAAAAAAACGATCATGCTTGATCAAATGAGGAGAAGTGGTAGCGAAAACTACATCAACGATGAGTTTGTTTTCCCGCTATATACTTCTCGTCACGGTGGAATTGCCAACTTAGCTGATGATGGAAACAACATCATCCAATCTGGAGGTAGAGGAGGTACTCGCGGAACTGTCCCTGTGGAAACTGTAACTGGTGCGTTCGATATCACTAAACTTGCTATCGATGCGTCCAAATCAGCCCAGGGTGCTGTCGCGGCTGATTTATCTTCTCAGTCAACAACTTTAATGAAGGACTTCATGAGGCACATCAACCGTCAGTTTTATGCTGATGGTGTAGGTGTTGTATCCCAAGTCAGAACAACTGGTGGGTCCGTCGGTGAAGGTACTGCAGCGCTTGAAACACCTGACTCTAATTTGGACGATGGTAGGTCAATCGACTGGTACGGAACTGTTAATGGCGATATTTCCCCTGTGAAATATCTTGCTGTTGATCAGATCCTTGGTATCGGAACTGGTGGTGCCGACCTTGGTACAGTTACCTCTGTAACTGGTACCTCTGTTGTTATGACCGGCGCTCCTGCCATTGCCGCATCGGACGCTGTCTATATCATGGACGGGTCTGGTGAAGGCGCTGGCACCAGTGAGTTTTTGGGTATGCGCGCGGCTCTGTCCTCGTCAACAGGTACGAGTACTTACGCTGGCGTTCCTAGAAACGTAACTGGATGGACTCCTCAATTTGGCTCATCCTCAGAAGCATTGACTTTAAGTAGGATTACTGGTTCTTACCTAGCTGCTAAAGAATACTCTGAAGAAGAGGATCTTTACGCAATCTTCGTTAACAAGACCTTATTCCAAAAATATGGAGACGTATTAAGCGCTATGCGCCGAACCGTCGACAGTTTGGAACTTGTTGGTGGATGGTCTGGTCTCGCTTTCGAGGCTGGTGCCGGTAGAGCTGCGGTATTCCTAGATTATGATGTCCCCGATGGAGAGGTTCTTATTGTCAACCTCAAGTCTTGGGTCATCTGTCAAGTCGAAGCTCCTAACTGGATGGAAGAACCTAATACCGGCGCGTTGCTCAGGAAGCAAAACACTATTCAATATCAGGCTGTTCTAGTCTGGTTTGCTAACATGTTTTGCGGCGCTCCTGCTGCTAACGGTCGTGAGACGCAAAAGTCCGACTAAGCACTTTGGGTTGCTTTGGTGCTACAGGGGAAACCCCACAAAGCAACCAACCTGGAGGGATGGATCTGTAGTAGGTTTGAGTTCGAATCTCACCCCCTCCACTATGAATAATAAGCTAAAAGTTGATCAATCAGACTGGAGTTTTGTTCCAGTCGAGCCTAATCCTGATTTTGACCCAAAACATAATCAGGAAGTAATTGACAGTGTCATTAAGGCAAACGAAAGACTCGCTAGTAGAAAAGAGCGCGAGTCTGAAGATGGTATTAAAGAAAGGAGTGAGATACTAGCTAGATACTTTAAGTCTGTCGCTTCTGGAAAAACCACCTCAAAACTAGATAAGTATTTGGGTGAACATGAACTGGCTAGGTTGAGAGGAGAGCAGATTATTAAAAAGCTTCGGTTCTCTGACTTGGGAGAACAGTTAAAACAAAAATTAGTTAAAAGTGCCAAATCGGCCAAGCTTAGAAGTCAATATGGTTACATGGATTAAATGCCAAGAAGAAAGAAAAATGCAAAGAGAAGAAGATATCAACCACTTAAATTTAGTGAATTGGCTAGAGGCTTGGGTCTCACGCCACGACAAAAAATAATTATGCTCAGGACTATTAGAAAACATAGAGTGATGAAGGGAGGTGACGGACAAAATGAGTAGAGATCCTTTTCGAAATTTAAACCAATATAAAATCGATCCTCTAAGTGAAATTAGGAATGCTGGTATTATCACCAACGGTGATGTTTACTGGGTTTCTAGCTCTTCTGACTCTAAACACAGAGACCGCACTGACCTTCTCGGTCGTGGTGTGGTGAAAACCTCACTCCAGGCTGGTATTGACGCTGCTAAGAATGACAACAACGACTACGTTTTAGTTATTCCTACTGATAGTGGTACTGTTAGGCCTTTAAGTGAGGGTGTGAATGTCAATAAGAGACGAGTCCACATCCTTGGAGTTGGTAACAAACCAACCCCGATGGGTTATGATGGATTGACTTTTGAAGGTTTTGCTACCACTTCTACGGTTGACACCGAGCTGGTTAATATAACCTCTGCTGGAGTTGAGATTGGAGGCCTTAAGTTCTTAGGAACTTCTGGTACTTCTGCCAACGGTACTATTACTGCATACATGCGTATTGGTACTGCCTCAACTGGTACTCCTCATGACTTGTGGATTCATGATGTTCATGTCGAGAACACCCAAGCTGCCGCAGCTGGTGGAACTGCTCCTCTAGTGAGTATTTCTGGTAATGTGGCTGGAGGTATTAAAGGTATTACTATCGAGGATTCTTGGATTGGTAACTGGAACTGGGCACCATCTGCTGTTCTTGTAACGGCTGGTACCGCCGGACCAACCAGAATGACTTTGAAACGTAACACTTTTGTTATTGACGCACAGGCAACTACTGATGATTTCATTGTTCTTGGAACGGGTGCAACTGAGTTCACCTTGCTTGAGGGTAATAGATACATCAATGTAGAGGCTGGTACTGCCCCTGCTTCTGCTATAACTGGCGCACTTTTGGTTGACAATCCTGTTTTCTCGGTTGACGAGAGAGCAATCAATGTCACCGCTATTGGAACCGATACTGAGTTATTAGTATCACCGATCCAAGCTGGTACTGCTGGAGCTGGAATGCACAATCCTGGTATTGGAATCGTGGGCACTGCCCCGATACCCGCTGCCTAAGGAATGTAGCTTTGAAGGCCCCCAGCAATGGGGGCTTTCTTTGTGGTACAATATCGCCAATGCAGAAGGGAAACGAACCGGTTCCTATTCATGGGATATTTTTCCAACCACCGATTGAAGCCAACTTTGTCGGCCATCAAATGTCTGAGATTTATAGAGATAGGATCTTCGCCCCATTCGTGGAGGGTAAGAACCTAGACACAATTGTTGATATTGGTGGAAACATAGGGCTGACTTCATATTATTTCTCTAGATATGCTAAGAGGGTGATCACGCTTGAGCCAGCTAAAGAGCATTTTGCGGTCATGGTCAATATGCTGAAGTTTAATCAAATTAAGAACGTAACACCGATAAACAAGGCAATTTACATCAAAGAAGGTGATTATGAGTTTTATCACAACGAGAACAGGACTATGTATAGCCTCCACCAAGCCGTTAATACCCAGCAAATGCCACCGGAAAAAGTGCAGGCCATAACTTTAACTACTTTGTTTGAAGAACAGAACATAAAAGAGGTAGACCTGATGAAAGTAGATATTGAAGGAACTGAGTTTGAGTTATTCTCCGGTGTTGATTTCAAGGAG